CCCAAAGTGGGACGTCGGTGTCGTTGAGCTGCTGGATATAGTCACGGGTTTCTTTAGCCTGTTCGAGCATCGTTTCGAGTTGCTCGACACCACCCTCTAACTGATCAAAGCTGGCAGCCTTCACATCTGGAATATTCAGACCGCGAATGATGTCTCGGGTGGCATTGCGGATACGCAGGCTGGCTCGTTCTGTCGCGGAGGCGGCGCGGTCCATACCCGACTGTGCATCATTGCCGAAATCGATAAAGGCCGTCGCTGCCAGGCCCAAGGCCACTACAATACCCAAGGGTCCGCCCAGCATTGCCAGGATACGTCCACCGATAGCGGTCAAGCCGACAATGGCACGGGTCAACAGGCTGGTAGCCACACTGGCTGCTGAAGCGGCTGCAGCAGAGGCGGCTGTCGCCGTCGTAAGAGACGCTGTCGCGACAGCCGCCGCTTCGCTTGCGACTGCACGGGTGCCAAGCGCTGCAGACAATCGTGCTTCCGCTGCCGTATGTGCAGCAACGGCAGCCGCCGCTTTCACATCTAACGCAGCCTTACCGCTGAGCCCTGTGGCCGCTGCTGCAAGTGCAGCTGTTCGGCGCACCTCGGCGGCAGTGGCAGCTACATCCGCTTCGGCCGAAATCACCGCAGCACGTGCTTTCTCAAGCTCTGCTACAGAGGCGGTCTTGGCGGCAACGGCAGCACCCTCATCAGCCAGCGCTTTTTGCATGGCTGCTGTGGCTGCTGCCTTTTGCATGGCTATATTCTTGATACCCTCCGAGGTCATTGCTGTGAGCGAGGCCACGACACGACCAGCCGTCAAAACAAGCGCAGTTTCGAGAGCAGCATCAACGATATCCAGATTGTCGGAGAGTACGTCCAGAAGGTCGGCCAAGTCGGTAATGACGGTCGATACAGCTTCACCCGCACCGGTACCGCTGGACAACGTACCCACCAACCGGGTGAATGCGGTATCAAACTCCGTTGCAGCCTGTGCAATGGTCTTGACGCGTGTTTCGAACTGCTCATCGACACTGGCCGCTGCTGCGCTCAAGGCATTGACAAGCACATCAGCGGTCAGCTCGCCTTCATTCGCCATTTCACGCAGCTTACCGATATCGACGTTCAGCCCTTCGGCCAGTGCCAACGCCAAGCCTGGGGCCTGTTCCATGACCGAGTTGAATTCTTCGCCACGCAGCACACCAGAAGCCAGCCCTTGACCAAACTGGACCAAGGCCGCTTCAGCGCTGGCGGCCGAGCCACCGGAAATGGCAATTGCCTTGCTGACAGTTTCCGTCAGACGTGCTGATTGCTGCTGGGTAATATTCAGCCGCTCGGCATTTTGAGTGAAACGCTGATATACAGCGGCAGTGGAGTCCAGCTGCTGGCTGGTAGCGCGTGCAATTTGATAGACGTCTGCAGATGACTGCGACAGGGCCGCTTGAGTGTTGGTCACCAGACGGAGCCGGTTTTCATAGGCGGTCCAGGCATCGCTGGCCTGGGTGATCTGCGCCAAGCCAAAGCCGGCAGCTACGGTAAGCGTTACCGCCCTCACCGATGCAGCAAGGGCAGTCATCCCACCGCCAAGCTGCTGTGTATTGCTCTGAAGTTGATGAGTGGCGCTGGTTGCTGACTGAACCGCCGCATCGTATTCCCGCGTTGCACCTGTAGCACGCTGCATATTGGTAGCAGCCGAGGTACCCAGTACGCCGATGCCACCCGCTGCCGAGCGACTGGCACTGCCAGCAGAACCGGCACTGGCTGTGGTCTCATCCAGCGCCGCATCCAGCTGACCGATCTGTCGGATCGCCTGTTGCAGGTCGGCTTTAATACGGAGTGCGAGTTCGAGATCTTTATTGGCCATAACATCACCTGAGAGATATAGGTGATGGTGGCATTGATCAGGCGGGGCGTAATTTGAACGGGGGCAAAAAGTGCTGTGCCGGAGATCAGATTTCTACGATGTCAATCCCGAACTTACCCGCTGACGGTATAGCTTGAAGCAGCCTTACAGGCGTCGGCCTTCGTTGAATCCAGTCGCAGATCTGCTGCTTATGTTCACTTGAAATTCGACTCCCCAAAATAACGCTTTTAAGCAGGTGTGGCGAATATTCGTATAGCCCTGGTCCCTCTGTACCGACAATGCGCCACTCTTTTTCGTATGCCCACTCCTCGAATTTGGTCAGAAAGGTTAGGTCAAATTGTTCCATCGAAGATGTGTCGTAAAAGTTGATGTCCGGACGAACCTTAGAGTACTTGACCTGCTGCGCTTCAATAAATATCGAGTCGATATCGGTTACGTCGAACTCCAGGCAGTAGCCACTATGCTGGTCTGCATAATGAGTCCACATTAACATCTCGACGGGAGTCTCAGCCATAGAGTAAATACCCGTTCGATTTCGAGCCATATCTAGCATTGCGCTGCCGAAATTTCGCCATGTCTCAGGTTTCCGATGGTGCCCCCGCAAATAGATCTCAGTCGCTTCAGCTTCTGCAGAAATCCGTGTTTTATTTGGATTTTGGTTGAGGAGGATACGTACAAACGAGTCCATGATCTTATCTTTATCATGAATGAAGGTGTAATTGGGGGAACACTCGTAAGGGTCGTTCAGCATTGCTGCCGCAGAAAAATAAAGGGAAGAACCTGTGAACAGAGCTTCACTGAACTCGTTGACCCGTCCATATTTGTAGAGGCGCTCCACGCTCATCGATCTCTCCCTGTCTGCTGTGAGAATGGATCGATAGTTTACCTCAGCGTGGAGCAAATCTCCGAATCTTGACTTCTTATTTCCTCAACTCCTTCAGCAGTTTCTTGGCACCATCGCCACCACACATGGCCAGGTTGGTATCGACCAACCGATCGGCACGCTTGCGACGTTCTCGGCGCTGGGCGGCGTTGTGGTGAAGGATCAACTGGCGTTCGGTGTAGCGGCCGATGCGGTCGACGTCGTGTCCGTTGGCGATGAGGTCGGCATAGATGTCGGCCCAGCGGAGGCCTGAACGGCTTTTCGCTGCGCTTCCAGCAGATCCGTTATCGCCCGCGTCTGCAGCGCACGCACGAAAAAAGGGCCGTTCACACCCCACCAGGTCATCAGCAATGCCTGACCGTCTGCATCGTTGAGCTTCTCGATCCAGGCTCGTTCTACATCAGCGGCCGTGGCCACCAGCTGCAGCACGGCATCAAGGTGTTCGGCCACGGCGTTGATCACCGCTTCGGTGCTCAAACCGCCAGACCGGAACAGCTCGCCCAGGCTGTCGATAAACGGCTGGGCGATCGGTCGGATCTTCAAACCTTCTACAAAACCGTATTCCCGCACCGTGATCAGCTCACCCTGAATACGCAGCTGGCGTTCAGGGTTGAGGATCTCCAGATCATCCTGGTGATCCTCAACCGGCTGCGGCTTTTCAATCAGCCGAGCCATCAGGCAGCCCCCGGCATCAGCATACGGCCATAGCCGCCCAGCTCGGGATCGGGCTCATTGTGGGTATCGTTCAACAGGGTGCCGCCCACTTCCAGGCCGCTCAGGGTGGTGGCGTGAAAATCAATTTCATTCGCCATGTTGAACTTCGCCCGGTACAGCTCGACACGTGCATGGTCGTTGGCGCCATCCACGGTGTTTTCGGCCACCACGATCAGGTAACGCACAATGGAGGTCTCGGTGGCGATCGCAATGTCCTTGCGCGCTCCGTAGTCATAGGCCGCATTGAACGGCTGCACAAGGGCCGCCGGGTCGAGGATCTCGATCATGCCGCCCTTGGCATTTTCGATGCGGTAATGGGTGCCTTCAGTCAGTGTGACCGGCACGGCATCAGAGTCTTCCAGTACGGCATTGCTGATATCGACCTCATCCAGAGCCACGAAGTTACCGGCCACCAGATCCGCAGGCAGGACTTCACCGGTAACGCTGCCTGAGGCCACGGTATTCACTGCGCCGCCCAGACCGATGGCAAAGTTCTCCGGTTCACCGTGGTTGAAGGTCAGAGTAAACGTACCCTCAACACCGGTTTGCATGGTCGCACTGGTACGGCGCTGGCCGGAGTAGGACTCCTGGCGTTTCTCTTCATTGGCGGTGAACTGTGCCTTCAACAGCGCATCACCCACCCAGCGGGCAGACTTGGGCTTGCCGTTCACGTTTTCCGCCAGGAACACTTTGCCCTGCAGTGAAAAGTCTTTCATTGGTTACCCCCTTAGCCCTTGGCTTTCGTGGTGGTTGCCTTGGCCGGTTCCGGGCTCTCGGCGGCGATGATGCCACGCTTGATCAAGAACGCCCGCTGCGAGGCGGTGACCTGAATCTTCGCGTCTTTCTTCAGTCGTTTTCCGTTGTGGGTATGATCCTTCAAGAGGACCACTTCAACGGTTGCGGGTGTGGGTTTCGGGGTGCTCATGCGGTGCCTCCGAGGTAATGAGTGGTAGTGAACACATCGATCCAGAGCAATGTGTTGGCGTCGTACTCCATCACGTCGCCCTGGAGCCAGGTAATCGGTTGAATCGGTTTGCCGGGTGTCCAGCCAATCAATGCGGTGCGCACGGCACCAATCAACGGCCGCATTTCCTGCATCACTTCGTCGCCGGTTCGCCCTCTGGCGTTGCGGGATACGGTGATGACACCGAAGGTACAAAGCGCCTGGTTGACGCCCCGGCGCCGGTTGCCTTCCGGGCTATCGGGTGAATTCGGGTTACGCTCTGCTGCCAGCACTACATAGGCGCTGCCGGGACGATAGTCGCGTATGCTTTTGACCGCGCCGTATTCGGCTGCACCACCCACGCCACCAATCAAGCCAGGCACTTGGTCGCGCAGGCGTTGCTGTATGGGAGTGGTGTCGAGGGGTTCATTCATTAGAAGTCCCTCATGGTTTCGCGGGTGAATTGCCGCTCAGGTGACGACCAGTCAGGCGATCCCGTTCCCGCCGGAGCACTGGTATCATCGGCGCCCAGGCTGAACTTGCCATCTGCGGTCAGTTGCAGCAGCCGCATGGCATCGTTGTAATCGCGCACGATGGGGTCATCCTTGCTGTCGCCAATACGGTCCTTGTGCAGCATGTAGCGCAGAATGGCACGCGCCCAGGTGGTCACGATCGGCGGCACCGGATTCAGCGGCAGGTAACCGCGCCGGGCCAGAAAACCATCGATCACCGACTTGGCATCTGCCATGGCATCTTCAATGGTGCCCAGCGCCTCATCGGCAACCTCGATCTCTTCGATCGACCAGGTCGAGCGATCGGCACCGGTCAGGGTCGCTTCCATCAGCTCGGAATCAACCACGGCCTCGTGCTCGGGCGTGGCGACTTGGGCCAGCTCTCGGGCACCGGGTCGCTTGGCGAGCTGATCAGGGGTAATGTAACTCATGCATCCACCTGCACGGGTTCAGCCTTGATGGCTGCGATCAGCTCGGCCTTGCGCATGTCGGCATAGCCCTTGACCTCCAGATCCTTGGCCAGAGCTTTCAGCTCATCAACCTTCATATCGTCGAGGTCCATTTCGGCGCCATCCGGCTTGACCACGCCAGCCAGCGTGGCGGTCAGTTCCTGGACCAGTGCGCCGCTGTCTATCAGGGGCTGTATATCCTCGGCAGCGGCTTCGACATGGCCTTGCTTCAGGATCTCGCCCTTCCATTTCACAGGGCGCTCAATGCGGTAGCAGTTCATGGTTGCTCTCCAAAAAAGGGCCATCCGTTGGCGTACAGCTCCTGGGAAACCCTTAACCCACGTTCTGCAGCAGGTAACCAGCGTTCATACCGGTGAG